TGACTGAGAAAGTGGCATTTTATGAGACTCTTGTATATACGGATGATCAGGTTAAGGATGCCAAGGCAGACAGAGCAACACTTAACAAGCTGAAAAAGACATTGAATGATGAACGTATACGGAGAGAAAAAGAGTATATGCGGCCATTCAATGAATTTAAAGCACAGGTTAATGAGATCATTGGAATTATAGACAAACCTATAGCTGTGATCGACAAGCAGGTGAAAGAATTTGAAGATCAGAAGAAAGCGAATAAGCAGAATGCCATTGAAGAGTTGTTTGCGACTATCGGTTTTCAGAATTTTGTCACGTTGGAGAAGATCTGGGATCCGAAGTGGCTTAATGCTTCGGTATCAATGAAGAGTATTGAAGAGCAGATGAGAGCAAGAATGTATCAGATCGGCGATGATGTGTTTACACTCAGCCAGCTTCCAGAGTTTGGATTTGAGGCTACAGAGGTATTCAAACAGACGCTTGATATAAACAAGGCTATCTCAGAGGCTAAAAGGATGTCAGAGATCGCCAAGGCGAAGGCTGATGCCGAGGCTAAAAAGAAAGCTGCAGAAGAATCACGAAAGGCAGAGGAAGAACGCAAGGCAAAGGAGATCAAAGAAGAACAGACAGTACCGCATGAGCAGGCTGTGACACCGCAAGAACCGGTGCAGAGTGCTGACAGCACACAGGAGAGAATGGTAGTCAGATTTGAGGTATTACTCACAACGGAAGATGCTTATGCATTGAAAGAGTTCTTTAAGAGTAGAAGCATAGAATTTAAAGCTATTTAGGAGGAAAAAGCATGATAGAGGTAAAAGGAAATCATTTGAGAATGGAAGGCTCAGAGGATGAAGTAGAATCACAGGTAGCTGCTGTTTTGGCAGGATACACACGATTCTTACATAAAAACTATCCACCGTGTGTTGCAAAAGAGAAATTAGACAATGTTATAAAACTTGGTTCTTTTACAGATGAGGAACTGGACGAGGAGATTAAGAAAACAAAGGAAAAACTTGATCAGTTGTTACATGAACTTTTTAGTTTTAATGAGGAGGACAAATAATGGCAGTTAATAATAGTTTAGTGAAAAAAAGCAAGGCACAGCAGAATTTGGGAATCACAGCATACCTTTCACAGGATGCTATAAAGAATCAGATCAATCAGGTAGTTGGTGGTAAGAATGGACAGCGTTTCATTTCTGCTATCGTATCAGCATATAACACCAACCCTACACTTCAGGAGTGCACAAATCAGTCGATTCTTTCAGCAGCACTTCTTGGTGAGAGTTTACAGCTTTCGCCATCTCCACAGCTCGGACATTATTACATGGTCCCGTTCAATAATACCAAGGCAGGTACCAAAGAGGCACAGTTCCAGATGGGATACAAGGGATATATCCAGCTTGCAATCCGATCCGGTCAGTATAAGAGACTGAACGTAGTAGCCATTAAAGAAGGTGAGCTTGAATATTTTGATCCGCTCAATGAGGACATCAAAGTCAATCTTATGGTTGATGACTGGGACAAGCGTGAAAAAGCTGAGACAATCGGCTACTATGCAATGTTTGAGCTTGTGAATGGATTCAGAAAGACAATGTACTGGAGCAAGGCACAGATGCTTGCACATGCTGATAAGTATTCACAGGCATTCTCAAAAGATGCTACGACAGTCAAATCAAAGTATGGAGAGAAGCAGAAGGTGTCATATGCTGACTATGAAGCTGGCAACTATGACCCTCGTGATGCATGGATGTATTCCTCATTCTGGTACAAGAATTTTGATGGCATGGCTTACAAGACCATGCTCCGTCAGTTAATTTCCAAGTGGGGTGTTATGAGTATTGATCTTCAGAGCGCATTTGAGCGTGATATGACCACTATGGATGGAGATGGAAATGTGACCTATGTGGAAAACGATACAGAGGAATATGTTGATTCCACTGCATCAGAACCGGAAGCAAAACCGGAACCGGAACAGGGCAAGGAAGAAGCATCTGTTATTGAACAGTCGCAGACTACACAGCAGAATCCTGCCGCCGCTGCACTGTTTTCATAAATAATACTTGTTCATGGCAGATACACACATCACACAGTATAAGCCATTGTATATAGCCCTGCCGCTGATCCGGTGGCAGGGAGAAAGGAGCATTGATTGATGAATCCACAGTGGATAAAGAAAGCATCATTGGACAGAAAGTACAGGAATAAAAAGGTTGAGGTCGATGGGATACTGTTTGACAGTAAGAAAGAAGCAAACCGGTACATGGAGCTTAAGCTGCTTGAGAAAGCAGGAGAGATCACGGACCTCAAGAGACAGGTCAGATACGAGCTTATACCGAGACAGAGAGAACAATCAACTGAGATGTACAAGGCTGGACCTCATAAGGGCGAATATAAGCCCGGTAAGGTCATAGAACAGAGCTGCTACTATGTTGCTGATTTTGTCTACAAAGAGGGTGAGAATATAGTCGTGGAAGACACCAAGGGCATGAGAACAAAAGACTATGTGATCAAGCGGAAATTGATGCTCCACCGTTATGGAATACGAATTAAGGAGGTATAGAGGGTATGATGACAGACCTCATTGAAGAGAAGAAAAAAGAGCTGATATCAACACAGGATGTTGTTTATGAAGTCCTTGAAAAAGATATAGCAGCAAGAAGTAGTGACAACCGGTTGTACTATCTCGTATGTAAGCAGATTGGAGAAAAGCATGGATACAATATTGATCATGTTTCTGTGCCAAAGTTCTTCCTGCATCTGTCAGAGTTCGGCTTACCAACAACCGAGACAGTGAGACGTACAAGACAGAAGATACAGGCGGCAAATCCGTGGCTTGCCGGTAACAGATATGTGAGAAATATGCGGCAGAAGAATGAGCAGGCTTTCAGGGAGTATGCAAGAAAATGAAAGGAGTACAGTGGCTATGAGTGATAAAAAGAGCTTCGTCTTTTATACCGAATATAGAGAGCATTTAGAAATGCTTCCACCAGAGCAGATCGGTGAGTTGATGTTAGCTCTGATTGATTATCAGGAGACCGGTGAAGTCCCTGATTTGCCAAAGGGTAGTGCTCTCGCTATGTGCTTTTCATTCATTAAGAAACGGATGGATAAAGATAATACCAAGTATGAGGAGAAATGTGAGCGCAACAGATCCAATGGTAAGAAAGGCGGCAGGCCAACAAACCAAATGGTTATTTCAGAAACCGAAGAAAACCCAACTGAACCCAGAAAAGCCGATAATGATAATGAATATGATAATGATTGTGATAATGAGGAGTATATACATACTCCAGAAAAAATATGTGCTAACGCACATACAAAAAAGGCGGTCAAGTCACACAAGAAGCCAGATCCGGTCGTGTATAGTGATGTGCCGGAATTGGATGAGGCTATTCATGAGTTCATTAAATTTCGCAAGGGTATGAAAAAACCGATGAGTGACAGGGCAGTTACCTTGATGATGAACAAGCTTGAGACATTATCCCATGACAAGTATGAGCAGGTACAGATACTGAATCAATCGATCATGCAGGGATGGACAGGGGTATATGAGCTTAAGGGTGAGAATAAGCAGTATTCCCATTCGCCAAGAGCAAGTAACAACCGGGTAGCGGATCAGTTGGATGAATCATACAAGATGATGGCTGATTGGGCGAAGGAACGAGCAGAAAAGGGAGGCTTCGCAGATGAAGAAAGAGATGGATAATTCAGCAACAAGAAAAATTAAGTTGATTGCAAGACACTATGGCAAGGGTCGTCTGGTCAGACAGTGTATTTCATGCTTTGCATTATTGATCAATGTATTTACCTGGTGGTGGAACAATGAGACGACTAGGAGAGAGGCAAGAAGTGAAACGGCAGAAATGAACGATACACTTGCAGAGCAGATCGCATGGGCTCAGATCACAACTACTGCATTGGCCGAGCTATTCGGCATAGCAGATCAGGTCGATGAGCAGAGAGAGGTAGTTTTGACTGAGCTTATCGAGAAAGCCAAACAGGAGATCATTTATGAGCATGAAACAAAATAAACGATGTAACACCTGCAGACACAACCAGACCTGTACGCTTTCAGATGCATGGCAGGTGTGAAAAGTGGAGAGGAGTAAAGCGGAATGACGGAACAGGAGTTTGCAAAGTTCGCCATGGGGCTGAAAACTTATTACCCCAGAGAGAATCTACTGCCGAACAGACCGGCAATGGAACTCTGGTACAGACAGCTTCAGGATCTGCCGTATGAAGTGGCAGAGACAGCACTCAACAAATGGGTATCAACAAACAAATGGTCCCCAAGTATCGCAGAGATACGTCAGATGTGCTGTGAGGTAAGACAGGGAGAGATACCGGCATGGAGTGAGGCATGGGAGACCGTTTTACATGCGATCAGAATGTATGGATCATACAGACCGCAGGATGCAATGATGACACTTGATGATCTGACCGCAAGGACAGTGACACAGATCGGCGGATTCGTCAGCATCTGCAGAAGTGAGAATATTGACATTGACCGGGCGAATTTCCGCATGGTCTATGAGGAGCTTGCAAAACGGAAGCAAAAGGATGCGTTGATGCCGGCAAGGCTTAGAAGTGCGATACAGAAGATACAGAGCAACAGCATGATGATGTTGGAAGGGAGAGACAGAGATGTATAAATGCATTGACTGTCAGGCAGAGTTCGAAGAGCCGGACATGGAAAGAGAGTGCATGGGTGAATATCATGGACAGCCTGCATATGAGTACCGGGCTATATGCCCCTTATGCGGATCATATGATTTTGAGGAGTTGAAAGAACTCCGGAGAAAATAAATCAAAGAAAGGAGCCGAACCTCCGGCCGGGGTAACGATATATCGGGTTCCTTTTAAACATGAATTACAAAGAGTTTTTAGAAAGCAAGATAGAACTTGCAGTTGATAGTGGTTTTTCTGTTGACAAGAACCGTATTAACAAAGCATTAAAGCCACACCAGAGAGATGCAGTGGCATGGGCACTGAAAGGTGGACGTAGAGCTTTGTTTGAGTCTTTCGGACTTGGTAAGACTGCACAGGAAATAGAATTTTGTCACCTTGCAGCAGAACATACAGGTGGTAGAGCATTGATCGTATTACCACTTGGAGTTAAGCAGGAGTTTACAAGGGATGCCGTGGAACTCCTGGGCTATGAGAAACCAGAGTATTGCCGAACCATGGAAGAGGTTGAGGCAAGCACAAGTCAGATCGTTCTGACGAACTATGAGAGAGTGAGAGACGGAGATATCCGACCGGATTACTTTCAGGCTACCTCACTTGATGAAGCATCAGTCCTTAGATCATTTGG